TTAGATAGAATAGAAGACAAACCGCAGACCATACTCCTTCATACACTTCTTCAAGAAGACTTCACAGGACTGGCACGGCTGTGAGAAGCGACTCTGTGCTGTGCGACCCATACGAAAGACATACATGTCGGCTCCACGAAGCAAATCAGTATTGCCGATTTTCTTGACAACTGCACGCTCCGCATGAATACTCCAATCTGAATATCCACAGCCCATATGACGTGCACCGAACTGATTACAGGCCTCTGCGAGAATCTTGCCACGCTTTACAATAAAGGCGACATGAATATGAGCCCAGCCTGTATTTGTAAGAGAGTTATTCTCAAACTTTGCACCTTCATTTTCAAAGAGAGTCCTTGCAAAGGCATGTGCACATTTTGGTTCCTTCTCAACTCGATTAGGATACTTGTTGAAACGACGAGGAGTAGCCATTGTGTGATGATAACCACTATGCAGGCAACTAAGTTCAAATTTTTACTAGCCTCATTAACTATCAAACATCTGGTTGCCGATGCCATTCTCAAAGCGCAGCCAGCGTAGACCAAGAACATAGACGACCACCTCCCATTCCTGATTGTATGCTCCACCAGGAGGACTGACTGTGAGCGTCAAGCGGACACTCTGAGCACGCGATGCATTCAGAGTTCCACTCGGCTGATGATCTGACGGTTTTCTCGCAATGGGATATCCATAGATGTAGGAAGCATACGAAGTAATACCTCCAAGATGGTGACGGCTCAAGAGTTGACGGAAATACTCCTCCTCTGCACGAATCAGTTCAATTCCATTGACTTGTAGAATCGCAGAGACTACAAAGGGCTTCGGTGGATTGAATATAGGGTCATATTCCGCACTGATTACAGAGGTATAGTTCGTCCACTCATTGTTTTCAATGATGGCCGCCTTACGCCTGACAAACCAGATAATCTCCTCCATCGGATGATTTGCCTCCAGCGGTAACTGTACAGTAATTGTATCACCTGCCGATTTATTCACTAGATATTTCATAGGCTCAGAAAAGGTAAAAGTCTGAACTCCACGATAGAGCATTTCAAAGGGTGTATAGAGCATCCGCTCACGCACAAGACCACTTACATAGGCTCCATAGGTCACCAGCTTGAAATCTTCAAATGCAGGTGCATCGTCTGTCGCCGTGATTTGAATAGTGGGTCGGAAGGGAAAGCCGTTATCAATAAAATTGAAGGTCTGTCCTAATGGCGTAGCCGTACAGGAGGAGCGAAGGCCGTTGGCGACTCGTACACAATCTATGAAGGGCCGTAGAGTGATATGAATGCGAACTGTTCCTTCACGACACGCAATCAGTGGAAAGGCCTCCTTAAGTTTCGCACGGCTGAAAAAGAAACTTAATGGAATCATGAGCTTTCCCCCTTCGGTTGGAAAGACACGGTTCGGATTCCAGCTCTTCAAGCGAGCCAGATTTGAAAATCCAGTTCCGTCTACATTGATTCCAACTTGTGCATTCGTATCGGCCATTACACGACCTGCCGTGAAGGCAAAATCGCCGTCAATGGTTTCAATCATCTGATCTTCAATTTCGAGTTCCGCCTTCTGTACCAAGACAGTGCCAATGGAGTTCGCATAGAACCAGGCGCCACTTGGATCCGTATATTGGTACCGACCTGAGAGGATACGGAGAACTGTTGTAGGATCAAACCAGTGACCGAGTTTCACTTGGAGAAACACTCCAAAGAGAAGATCACCACATGCAATGGAGCCGACATCAAAGGAGAAGCGTTGACCGAATGCAGCGGGTCCACGGAAGGCAAAGGACTGGACTGCTGGAACAAAAGGGCGATTACGCCGTTCCTGGTCGCGTGCAAACCATGTTGTCTCAGAATTTAATGGTGTGAAATAATCGTCTTGACTATCACGGGTAGCCAAATCGATTAGGGTTGTTATGTCACCACGAGGTCTACTCGACATCTCTCTATAGGTTCATTTGAAGTCTTTAGACAAATACTATAGCCAGCCGCAATGCCCGACCCAGCAGCCATACTAGTTCCTTCTGTTATGTACCCCTCCAGCTGCGTAGAGAGAGGATACTTCTGAAGCTTTTACCGGCAAACCGTACATATCCCCAGTAAATAAGCATGAGTGGAACTACACCAAGTGCAATATATACAAGTCCAATTAGAATCTTTAAAAGGACTTTAGCCCATGGCGATATCCACGACATTTCATGTTTATGGTCCATGATAGACTCCTTTGAAGGAGTGCATACAGGATCCACTGAGAAACACGGCTCATAGTATCTATGATCTAAAAAGACAATCTCACCTTTATGTTCATAGAAAAAGGTATTCTGAAGACTAGGACCTGTAGTTCCATTCAAATAGAGTTCCTTTGTTAAGAAATCTGACTCCTTTGCGGTTACTGTTGTCATTCGGGTAATCAGTTCTAAAAGGAGTGGGTGATGCGGCTTTGCCAAGACAATTGCATTATTTGTCTGGCCTATCATATTTCCTGGAAAGGCTGAGAGACTTATGATGAGTTCAGCCGTATCAATCTTCGGAGTTGTGTCAATTGGTTTCAGAGATTTCATATCGGTATCTACACTTATGCCTCCATATGCATACAGTACGATAAGGCGGCCAAAGTCGACTTTCTGAACGAGATAGGGTAGCGACTCAAACTTTGCGAGCACAGCTGGAAACAGTTTTCTACATTCATCACGAAGACTCGCTTCATCCCAGACCATGTGCGTGTATCCAGGATTTAAGGTCCTCAAACTCTCGACATTTCCTTTGAATTTTGGTGGCAGCGCATTCCAACCCTGTAGCCAAATTTGGTGTGTAATTCTGGGTATTTTACGCCCATCCATCCTATTTATGAGCCTTAAAAAAATCGGTAAAGACATGGTAATCGCCATCATAGACTAGATATGTAATCACAACAGCGAGTACAACATCTACAGTATAGTGCGACCGCGTTAAGATAATCATAGCCATATTGAGTAGATTAATAAAATAAAAGAAGGCGGGGCTAATAATTCCTTGTCTCCAGAAAATCAGCGTAGCCAGCAAGACAAAGGCGGTGTGACCGCTAAAGACTTTGTCGTAGCAATTGCCCTTAAAATAATTGAGAAATCCCATTGCCGTATCACAATTGTCATGCTTAGGAAGAATTGTAGCGATTGTCGTAATTGCACGAACCACCATAATCAGGAGAAACTTTCCAGCAAACTCTTTTACAATCGGAATAGGATTCGGAATAAAAAAGAAGCTAAGTGCAGTGAGTGTAATAATAACATCGTTAAAGGGTTTATAGTTATGCAGGTCGGGAAGAGTTATATGGAGTAAATCAAAAATCTTACCTTTCTGATCGGACTTGTAGAATTCATCTCCAAGTACTTGGACATAATAATTGGAGACAAAGACTAAGATCAGAAGAAATCCGACCCAGAGAGTATCCCTCATCCTACTTAGATTCCGTTTATTAAATCTAACTATTTACTATAGAATGTCTGGTATGTTCAATCGTGCGGTCAAGCAAGTTGCTGCAGTTACGGGATTAGCCCGCCGTGGCGTAGTCTACTTCGATTACGATAACGGCGATCTGATTGTGCCTGTTCAGGTGAGTGGTTCACCGAACTTTGAGGCGCGCGGAAAGACGGCCGCTGAACTGAAGATGGATTTCGACCGCAAGATTGGCACCTCCAAGACGGGCTACAAGGTTCTCGGCTCTATGCCGAATATGGCGAAGGGCATCTTTGCCAAGAAGGGTGGCAAGTCACGCAAGAACCGCAAGGCAGGCCGCAAGAACCGTACTCGTCGTGCTTAATTACCAAAAAGTAACGCCGAGCGACCCTTCTCAAACTCGAGCGCCGCCCATGTCTCAATATAGACATCCAAATACGTGTTGGGCGAGCCTGGCAGTGCAACTAGCGTAATTAAGAGTGTAGGCCTATCGGCCGTCGTAAAATTAATGGACCCCTCCAATTGCCTAGCAAAGGGAGCAGTCCGTCCTACGATGTCACCGAGTGCCCAGTTCATAAAGGAGATGGTATACCCCGAATCTCTCTCTTCTTTTGCATGCTGGACGAGTTCATGCCAGACAAGAGAACTCCACGATGTCTCTCTATCACGACCCGCAATAATAAGCGATAGTGCACTGTACGCCTGTCCTCCACTCACATCCATAGTGTACTTCCACCGTTGATTCGCTTGTAGCGCAGGCTCTGTGCGGAATGTCATCACCATGCGCGCAGCAGGATGGTCTGCATCGAGGCGTCGTGTCACATAGGCCGTTCCACTTCGTGTTAAAGGTGCATAATCAATCTGTCCCTGTGTAAAGTTATTCTCATATTGGCGCTCAAAGGGCACAGTAAGCACACTGCTTCGTAGCGCATCTTGCATTTCCCTATCGGTATAAATATGCCGAGTCTCCAATTGTATAGTCGGCGCAGGAATATCCAGGCGACCGAGTGTAGTAAATCGTACAGGGGTTGCCCCAGGGGCAGTTACAATCTGGAGATCTGTTCTGTTCCAAGGCACAGGCTTTGCCCGCCCATCCGAAGCTTCTACGAGGTCCTCCAGTTTTCGCAGAACACAGCGTACACGAAAGGCCTGCTCTGTTGCACAGATACGAGGGAATCCGCCGTCATCTGCATCTTGACATCCTACAAGCGGCAATGGAAGTCGTAGACGACCAGGTGTTGCATTGTGTTGTATCGATAGAGGCGATCCACTGTGAACACCTGTCAATGCATTCTCCAGAAAGGCGGAAGCCAGTGAGCCACGGCTGCGCGATGTGGCAAAGAGTTCATCGCCACTCCATTCCTGGACAAGAAGTCTGTCCTGGAAAAACTGAATCTTCTCAAAGAGAAAATATGCGATGCCGCGTGTATATCCATAGGTGACACCTGACAGGTCAGTGATGACTGATTTATCATTTAGAATAGCTTGTGGTGCAGGGAGCCATGTAGGCAGGTCAATCACCAGTGTGGGCTCAATCACAACATCTCCAGCCACTTCAAATTGAAACTCGATGGAGCGACCGAACTCGGTGGCCTGAAGAGGTGGGATACGGCGCAGTTCATGAATCAATGCTGCTTGCGGCTCATACCGATTATCGTAGGGAAAGAGTGCAGTCGCATCATCTGAAATAAAATAAGCGTCCTTGTTGCCTCGTGAGATGAGTTCATATAAAGGACCTTCGCTGGTTACATTAACCGAATTCATCAGCGACTCTTGTCTATGATGAATGAGTTTTTCTATTGCGCATTCACGCGTTAGCCTTCGGCGTCAGGCTCAGGCTCTTCGACAGGTGCAAGCAGCTTCAAAGTAGCCGCCCTCTCGACACGCTTGGGTAGGTCAATCACCGCTTTTCGTCCGTATCGAGCAAACCAGAATTCATGAGTGGCCTCTTCGCCATCCTTAATCCATGTATCTAAGAATGCCTTGGCCTGTTTATAGCCGGGATCTGAGACCACAATACCGAGTTCCTGAAGTTTTTTTAGCAAGGTCACTGCTTCTTGAACACGCTCCGCTTTTGTCTTATAGACAACCATACTAGCCCTACTGAGCATTCGTTGTATAGACATTTACCGTACTTAGATAAAATCGACCTTCGGCAATCAGATCGCGCTGCTCATAACTCGTATAGTTGTAGGTCGCCGTCGTAAGGGTGCTGAGGGGAGTCGTATTGCCATATCCTCTCTGTGGTGCCAAGACCTGAGCCTGATAGTTAATCCACTGAGTACCTGATTGGATATTTTTGATATATTCGCTAAAGTCCATTGCGCTCTATCTAAAACTCTGAAATTCAATTCTATAGAAAGAACGAAATGTGCGGCATCTTTGCCTGTTTCGGTAGCGCACAATGTCCGGACATCGAGGCGTGTGTTGCCAAGCTCAAGGCCCGCGGCCCTGAGACAACAGCGCTCGTTAAAAAGTCATGCGGCACCTTTGGATTTACTCGCCTTGCCATTAATGGCCTAAATCCTGCTGGAATGCAGCCGTTCACCAAGAATGGCATCACATGGATCTGTAATGGTGAAATCTACAATGCAAAGGCGCTTGCGGAGGAATACAAGATTCCTATGCCGTCAGGCTCAGACTGTGAAGTGCTCGGTCATCTCTACGAAGTCTATCGTGATACACCTGAATCCTTCTTTCGTTGTCTTGATGGCGTTTTTGCAATTATCCTCTATGATGAAAAGCGTGACCTTCTACTTTGGGGCCGTGACCCTTATGGCGTTCGTCCGCTCTTTGCCGCTTGGCCATCGGTGAAAAACTTCAGTTTGTCAGGAGTCAAGGACTTCTGTGCGCTAACACTCAAACTCAATCTGTACGGTCATCCTACAAATAGTCTCGTACTTGCGAGTGAGCGCAAGGCCATTCCATCTTCACACGGAAATGTCATGCAATTCACTCCAGGTCACTGGGGCTCTATTAAGGCATCGGACGCCTCTAATTTCTCCATGTATGCATATCATCAGAGCCCCTGGCTGAAGAATCCTTCGTATAGCCCTGCAAATGTGAAGGGGGTTGCAACCGCGGCAAACGCAGTGCGCTTCGCCTTAGAAGAGGCTGTTAAAAAGCGTCTTATGACGGAGAGACCGTGTGCTGCACTGCTGAGTGGCGGCATTGACAGTAGTCTAATTGCAGCCTTAGTACAGAAGAATCTGAACGCTCTAGGGCTTCCACCCTTGAAGACATTCAGTATTGGAATGCCTGGCAGTACTGATCTCAAATATGCAAAGATGGTGGCGAATCACATTGGCTCAGATCATACCGAAGTGATTCTAACAGCGGATGATTTCTTCCTGGCAATTCCTCAAGTTGTCTATGATATTGAATCCTATGATATTACATCTGTACGGGCCAGTGTAGGCAATTGGCTTGTCTCCAAAGCAATTCGTGAGCAGACAGATTGTAAGGTCGTGTTCAACGGCGATGGCAGCGATGAGGTCTTTGGGTCCTATCTCTACTTCTACAAGGCACCGAGTGAGCAGGCCTTCGAAACCGAGGTGGATAGACTTCTTAAGGAGATTCACTACTATGATGTGCTGCGCAGTGATAGAACCATTAGTTTACACGGACTTGAGCCGAGAACACCCTTCTTAGATAAACAGTTTGTGGCCGTGGCGAGATCCGTTGCAACGGTATGGCGTCGCCCTATAAAAGGGGTACAGGTGGAGAAGTGGATTCTACGAAAGGCATTTGAGGGAACGGACCTTCTACCGAGCGAGGTGCTCTGGCGTCAGAAGGAGGCGTTTAGTGATGGAGTGAGTAGCCAAGAAAAAAGTTGGTTCGAGGAGATTCAAGAGCGTGTTGAGCCGTGTTTGCCTGAGGACTGGAAGATGAAGGCGCTTGAGATTAAGTATTTAACACCTACCACGGCAGAGGCCTTTTTCTACAGAACTCTCTACGAATCCTTCTATGGAACGGAGTCGATTGAGACCGTAATTCCTGCATTCTGGATGCCGCGTTGGTCACCTGGAGTCACTGACCCATCGGCAAGAAAGCTGGCGCATTACGGTACAGCAAGCTCCTCTTGAGAGAGAGAACTGCCACGAGACTTTGGAAAATGTCCGTATTCCTGTTCGTAAGTGAGTTCACCCGTTGGTACTATCATATTTACGCAGAAGGTGAGTGTTAGCATAATAAATCCTGCAAGAATCAGATTTGGCACAGAAAGGGCACCACCAATCAGAAGAAGAGTTACACTAAAGGAGTAATAGTAAACAAGCATCCTTACTGTCTTGCTCATGGGATCTCTGGCTAAGAAAGTAGCAGGCATTGTACTTGAATATATATAGCCTAAGGCGAATATTCAAATTTGACTGGCGTTTCCTGTACACTTAATGAGCATAAACTCATGCAGTGTAAAGGGCGTTATACGAAGGAAAAGAATGGCCTTAAGTTTCCAACGAAGGGATTCTATTTTACAGAGAGACGGTGTGGCGAGATTGCTACAAATGATGAACTCTGTAAGGAATGTATTGAAAAGAGAACTAAGACAATTGTAAAAGATGGATTGAACTATACACCCAAGTATCAACAGTATAGTTTTCAAGGGAAAATAGATGAGCCATATTATGAGAATAGTTGGATTTATGGCTCAGAGCGATATCTAAAATGGGCTACTTTAGACGGCAATGCTCTTAGTATGAAGGATCTTGCTGTGGCAGAAGCAGCACAAAGAATTGCGCGGGGGAACTTAGAGATGAAGACAAAGTCTGTAACAGAGGCTAAAAAGGTAGGGCGTCCTAAGAAAAATGGGACCGTGGCACCTACCCCTACAGCAGCCACCAGCCCCCAAGCGGAGCCAACTCCTGTTCCTGCTCCCGCTCCTCCTGTGGAGCCTAAGCCAGCACCCAAGCCCAAGAAGGTCGTAAAGAAGACGCCTGTTGCTATACCACAAGTTGCCAAGGCAGTTGAAGTGGCCGAGGAGCCTCTTGAAGCAATCGAAGTCATTAAGATTCAGCTTGTAGCCAAGACAATTGTAGACAAAGTCTATTGGTACGATTCAACCAAAGATAAGGTCTACGAGAAACCGAAGGACGGCACGATTGGAAAGTATCTTGGACGATACGATTCGCGCGAGCAGACGCTTGTGAGTTTTCCGGACTCCGATGTAGAATGAACGACGCAAAGCAGTGTCCTTGGTGTCAGCGTTGGTGTCTAAAGGATAATGCCTGTGATTATATTTTTGCCTGTGGCCTCGAAACTCGCGGAACTTTTGTGAAGGGTGCAGGATGTGGCCGATCATGGTGCTGGCGCTGTGGTCTTAAATACTGTAGTCCTTATTATGACCCAACTACAGGTCAGAAGCTCTCTACGGCAAAAGATAGTCATGGAGACTGTTGTCGTCATGAGCCTGGATTCAAGCAGGAGGACTACTGTCCAGGTGGTCATAGTGGACATTGTGGACAGCGCTGGTAAATTCTTAGCATCTGCTAGATGGGTAAGACACGTAAACTTAAAAGCCCAGACTATGTCATTGCAATCCCCTCCTATAAACGCGCAGAGATTCTCAAAGAGAAAACACTCACAACACTACATAAGTATAAGATACCCAAGGAGAAAATCTATGTCTTTGTTGCGAATAAGGAGGAGCACGACATCTACAAGGAGACACTTGACTCTGCAACATATGGGCATTTAGTCATTGGTGTTCCAGGACTCGCTGCAGTCCGTAATTTTATCTCGGGCTATTTCCCTAAGGGGAAAAAAATCGTCAGTTGCGACGACGATATCCGAGGGTTTATTGAGTTCGATGCCAGTAAAAAACGCCATGAAAAAGAACTTGTGAGCCTCAAATCGGTCATTGAGCGCGGTTTTAAAGAATGTGCGGCCAAAGGGGCCAATCTCTGGGGTCTTTATCCAAGTGCAAATGGATTTTTTATGAAGGCTACTGTGAACTATGACCTCAAATTCATCATTGGAAACTTCTTCGGATATATTAATTTTAAGAATGAGCGAAAACTCACAGTCACTACAGGACCCAAAGATGATTATGAACGCAGTTTATTATTCTACAAGGAGGATGGTGTCATAGTTCGTCTGAATTTTGTTGCGGCTAAGACATCTATCTATACAACTCCAGGAGGTCTCCAAGACGGAAATCGCCTAGCGCGTGTAAAAGCAGATGTGGAAGGGCTTATGAAAAAGTATCCTGAGTATGTTTTTTCCAATCCACGGCGAAAGGGACCATTTCCAGAGATTACAATAAAGGACAAAAAAAATTGAATAACATAGTTACCCTATGTAATATACATATAACAAGCAAAATAACACACAATGGCTAAATATTCAGATGCTTCACGCTGGTCTTTAACTTTTAACTATAATACGATTCGTGGTCGTATTCTAGATGGAGAACTAGTTTCTCCAAAGCCGTCAGTTAATTGGCAAAGGGGTAAACATAGCCTTGAAGATGATTCATGTGCATATTCTATGATTAAATATTTGGAGAGTCGGCCAAATCGCACTGCTTCTATTGAGGATATTATTGCTTCTCCAATTCTAGCAAAGTATACTCTTGATTCTCTTAAAAGCAACGGTGAAAGATTAATTGCACATATGCTTCGTGAACTCAATGAACAAGGAATTGTTACTAGAATCTAATACTAATAAAAGAAAAAAACTTATTTATTTTTGCTGTTGGTCTAAACCAACCTAACTAAATACACTCACTATGAACACTATTCGTACTGAGTTTATTACAGAGGCCATTAAGAATAACCAAGTCGTCCGTTTTGCAAAGTTTGGAGATGGAGAATATGCCTGTTCTCTCGGCCAACAAGGCCAGAACTGTGATGGCGATGTCTATTTTCCTGAACTGAGCCGTGCACTCAACGAGGCGTTTCTTATCTTGGCACAGACTCCAAATACTTACATAGGAATGTGGCACGATGAGACTGCTGTAAAGTTTTATGAACAACATCTACAGGATCGCACAGGAAAATCAGAAGTTCCCTGGGTCGATTATCATCTTCTTCTACGGAGTAATGATCGTGTACGAGGTGATTTTGATCGTGCACAGACTAAAGTGATGTACAACTTAGTTGAGGCCATTCGCAACTCTCCTCGTAAAAAGATTTATGTCTGTAATCAACAGAATGCTCGTCTCTGCCAAGTCTTTGAGGCAGAGCATGTAGAGATTCCTGAGAACTGTTGGGTACTCAAGTATCAGCAGGTCTTTGAACGGATTCTAAAGGCTATTACACCTGATGCAATTGTACTCTTTTCAGGAGGTCTCTGTTCAAAGGTGGCCATTGCTGATCTTGCTCGTCATGCACCTACAGTTACATGCCTTGATGTAGGCTCATCTTTTGACTGCCTTGCTCGTGGTACACCCTCTCGCGCCTATCAATTCCATTTTTTTGAGGAGGTGGATTACTATGCTGGGCTTCTACCGCAGAATTGGCTTGCAACTACACCAGGCCGTTAGTTAAAAATAAAGTAATCTCAGATTTTTTCTTTTTATTTTGGTTTGTCTTTTATTGCTCAGATGTCATCATACCAGTCATTGATGAGACCTGTGACAGGGTCGCGGCGCACCTCCAGATTCTTGTAGACGGGGCATGGGAAGCCAGTCTGGCGCTTCATCGCCTCGAGAACTGCAGTCGTGCCGAAGAAGTCGTGTCCAATCACCTTGCCACGGATGCCGTGGGCCAGAGTGCAGCAGAACACACCCTCCATGTCGATGATGTGACCCTTGTCCAGCACCAGATTGTACACTGTGCTAATGGGCATTGACTCATCTCCCACAGTGTCCCTGCCAGTCACCCAAGTGCCATCCTTGATGTTCATGTAGGGATGGTAGGGCGTCAGAAGACAGACGCCGTCCTTGCCCTGAACCTTGCTCATCATCTGATACGGGTTCTTAGAGCCGCAGGTCACAAAGACCTCGACCTTGGCCTTGCCCTGCATCGTCCAGACGAAGTCACCAGGCCGAATCTCTGAAATGGGCTTGCGGAAATACACCTGCGCGAGAGGGTCCCATGTCATAATCCGCACATGGCCTGCGAAACAGCCGCCGCTGTATGCACCCTGAGTTGCACTCCTCATGTACTGCTGGGCAGATGCAATGACTGTCGCAGTCTGCGCAGCACTCAAGTCCGCCCTGTGCCCACTGGGCTCAGGAACCGGCAGACTGATGAACTTCTCCTCCCCGTCTGCGACAACAGCCTCAAAGAGAGGATGCTTGCCGTGGAGCAGACTACCAGGGTCCTTGAAGTTCAGGCGGCAGCCGCGCTGGAGAACTGTGCGCAGATAGGAGCGAGAGTAGTGTCCGCCCCACCGCTGCCAGTAGTGCGGAGCCATGCCAATCTGACCCTCACTCGAGTCATCTGACTTGACATCCAGCAGAAAGGCCTTCGTCTGAGGGCAGGCGCTTGCAGCCATCTTTGACTCAAGCGTCATCAGAGTGTCGGCGGCGATGTCCGTCTTGCGCGCCTCGGCAAACTGGATTGCCATCTGGAGCAGATCCATGTAGAGCTTGCGCGTCTTGACGAAGTCGCTTGCTGCACCTACAGGAGCCACAGGTGCAGAGCCGTTTACGCTCACCTGAATTGTAGAGGCGGGCAGAACTGGGAAGAAGAAGTCGCGCGGGTGACCCATACAGAGGAGGCCCGTGTTCATCTTCGACTCCGTGCCGTTCACCTTGATGGAGAGCTCGGAATTGCGGCAGCCAGATGCTGCGGCCGTTGCGATGAAGTTGATGAAGACAGTGCCGACCATGCTGACATCTGGAATGAAGCCGAAACTGCCGCCACCCATCTCAGCGAGCTTGATGAGCAGGGCGCTATCAAGAGAGTAGCCCAGGCCAAAGGTGGAGAGGTTCCACTGATTCCGCATTGGGATGCGAGACAGGGCCACGACCGTTCCGCTGGGGCTCGGCTTGACCGTCTCGGCACCATCTGTTAGCAGAGCCGCGACGATGTTGCGACCCGCCATCTCAGGACGATTGGCGATGCTCATCATCTCGCGTACAGCAGCCTCAATGTTGGTCATACCATCTGGTTTGATGGTCGCAAGTCGAGCCTTGAGCTTCGCCTTGCCTGCAGCATTCATCTGTGTGGGCTCCAAGACAGTCTGTGCGGCCGCACTGAAGGAGACG